AATATTCGTACACGGTGCCAGATTTCACGGCATAGTCAATATACGATTCTCCTGCAAATCTTGCTATGGGACTAAAATCTATACCATTTTCTGAACGATAGACTATTCTTTCGGCTGCATTTACATTGTCATAGGATTGTATTGGTATCCACTCATAATTAGTTGGATCAGAAAGCCAATCGGAAGGGGCGGGAGTCCATTTTACTGTTGGATCGTATTTTTCTCTTACTAATTTTAATCCACATATATATATCGAACCAGTAGTTGACATTTCAAATCCGGGTCTTATTATTCCAGAACTTGTTGCTTGAAATGTGTGTGCAATCCATGAGAAGTCACCATCTGAAGTTAAATTAGCCGTTGAAGGTTGTAAAATATCATTTTTATAAGTTGATATACTAATACCTGCTGCGGATTCACTATTCGTAGTTCCACAATGTCTTAGACAATTGAATTTCGATCCGGATTCTGTTTTAACATATCCGTATATAGTATACATTTCCCCTGTTTGTGCCTGGTTTTTTTGACACAAACCACCCCATGTCGCTGTTTTCTTCTTCACTGTTAAATTGTTATATGGAACATCAGTAGAATAACCTGACAAGTTAATCCAATTATCACCAGAAAAATTTTTAGTTCCTGTATATAGATTTTCATGCTCATACATATCTTTCGGCATATACCCAATACCCACATACTGGCTGTTTGGCTGCTTTGATTCTGTCATGTTTGAGCCATCAGCATTTGGAGAATACCGGACATATCTAAGATAGTTGTTAATTGTCTCCGCTGTTATTCGTATACCTGCCTTCGCTGCAGAAAGCGAGAATCCAGGCTTTGCCATCTGCGGTGTGGAGATAGTGAATACCCTCGCCGCTTCATCAGACCATACGCCGTAAACGCTACCAATACGCATTTTAACGGTATATGTGCCATCAGGAAACATCATATTTGGAATGTATGAACTTGTAAAACCTCCGGGCCTTTCTCCGCTGTCATGTACAAGTGTAGCCCCTTGGTATATCCAAAGTCTAAATATTGCCGTTTCCGCTTCATTACTTCGCCATGTGATCTCCGTAATAGCATCGTTCTTCATCGAATCAATAATAGGTGCTGTAGGTCGTCCGGTAAGTTCGAAGGCCCCGTAAGCGTATTCAGATACCGCGTTGTTGGCGTTGTATGTCCTTACTCTCCATTCGATAATTCCGGTAGGCATGGTGCTTGTATCCAGTGTTCGGCTTTGTACCGTAGAAACTACACCTAACGCATCAGTCCATGAAGCATTACCTTGCTGCCTCCAGCCGAAATCATACTTTGTTTGCCCGGTGTCATACAGTGAATTGTGTTTCCACCGAAACGTTAATGCATTTCCCTTTTCTATTACATCGCCGTTAGGGTATAGGATAGTTGGAAGATCCGGGACAGCATCGTTATAAGTAATCTCGATATATGGTATATTGCCGGACTCTCTGGAGGAAAACTTCCATATTTCTGTATCATCTGATTGTTCGCCGGTCAAGTCTTGCAACCCTATAACAGCATTATTTGTGCCTAACGCATTTGTTACGATGCTTGTAATATCCCATATTATCCATTCATTGGCATCTGATACATAGGCAGGTGATGTAATTTCTGTTGGAGAATAAGCCATATCACTGTCTATATACTGCGACTGAACAATATTACCAGTCAAAGTATTAACGCTTACTGGTATAGCATATTGAGCTGCAACTATCGTACTTCTTCTGCCTTTCTGAGTACAATGTATTTTTAATTCCACTTTTGTGATCTGTTTATTCACCAGCAGCGGAATATCAAATTGAAGAAAGGCCATCATTGCAGATGAAGATGTAAGTATCCTATGTACAAGCATACTGTTCAGACTGCTAAAATTACCGCTTGGTGACGCAAAGGATACATAAGTATCAGCTTTACATTGCACTGTTTGAGTTGCCATTATAGTCTACTCCTTCCTGCTCTGACAGCCTGTTTTGACTGATTAAAGAAATTTACCACATCGTTAAGCTCCTGCATATCTCTGGCCTGGATATTTGCATACAGATTATATGTATTTCCACCAGACATTCTTTGAGACTCGTTAGCAGAAATAACCCTTGTTCCGGTTGGCAATTCAAGCAATTCAGGACCATGCTCCCCTACCCATGCTTTTCCTCCGGGCGCATAATTAGTACCTACTGCATAATGTTGCGTGCGTCCTGACATGGCGGAATTTTGTATGCCTGACACACTATTACCAACCACCGTCATTGTTCTATCAAGTTCGCTTCCTTTTCCAATAATTACAGCTATTATTGCAGCAAGCGCCGCAAGTGCTGCAACAACTCCAAAGATTGTGATGGCGGTTTGGTTTGCTTTAAAGTCAAACCCAGTAAGGAACTTTCCAAACTTTCCAAATGTCCCAACAGTACTTTCCACAGCTTTGCTAATGCTTACAATTACCGCAATCATACCTGTGAGAGTTATTATCATTGTTAAAACAGGAGTAGGTATGGCAGATATAGCCGAAAATAATGTTGTGAGAACAGGAAGCAATGCAGCCGCAAAGCTATTAGCCAACCCTTCTCCAATTGTTTTAGTATCATTCATAGCCTCTTTTAATTGTAAGAATTTTCCTATGGATTCTTCGCTTATCACATATCCCATTAAATGAGCTTCCCTCTTTAAGTTCGCTATTTCTCTGGAAGTCATATTCAATATAGGGCCTAAATTTTCGCCGGTTGTTGATAACAAGTCACTGGCTATGGCATTTCTCATAGTCACATCTTCCATGTTCTGTAAGCCTCTTATCACGTCTGAAAACAATTCATTTTGCGATTTCAAGGCACCGTGAGAATCACGCACGTTTACGCCAAGGAGCCGAAATGTCTTTGCTGTATCACTGGTTTTATCTGTGGCATCAAGTGCCTTTTCTGCAAGTGCAGCAATATCACCCGTCATGCTTTCAGCGTCACTGCCAACCAATTTCATGATATAATCCCATTCTTGATATTGGTCGGTTGTCATTCCCATTCTTTGTGATACAATACTAATTTCTTTTGCTTGATCTGCCGTACTTAATGTTAATGATCCAAGCATCGTTACCATTGATCCAATAGTAAGAATTGCCTTTCCAACGTTAGCATCTATATCGTCAAATTTCTCAGCGAATTTTTCAACGGCTGGACTTGCACTTATCCCAATAAAGTCGGAAACTTCACGTAATATATCACCAAAAGATCGATTCTCTTCGGAAGTATCCTCCATTTGATCTTCTGTTTCTTTCAATGCACCTTCAAGCTTCAATAACGTTGTTCTTTCGTTCAGCAGTGCCTTATCTGCCTGATCTGCTGCTTTTGATTCATAACCATGCGCGGCGACTATCTTATCATAAGATTTCGCAGTCTCTTCAACCTTTTTCTTTTGTAGGTCTATTTTTTGTCTTAGCGTATCTTGCTGTATTCCTAGCTTGTCGGTAGAATCTCCGTAAAGGTCTGCTTCTGCCGTTGCTCTCTTAAATTCTGCATCAAGGAGGCCCATCTTCCGGTTTATTTCTGTGATTCCGCCTGAAAATTCCGAATAATCCATACCAATTACAATGGTTTTTTTGTACTGGTTGTTCATACGAACCCTTCGACCTCCTTCATGCTTGTTATCGTTTTTGCTTCGTTTGTGTTAGGATTAAAATATTGTGATGTATACGGTTGATTGTTAATTTCTGCCGACTTAATGGCTGCTTCATCATTTGCAATATCTAGCATTTTCATCACTTTAGAAAGTGAGCTGCAATAAAACTCTTTCTCTGGGCGGTTAAGTCGAAAGCAATACAGATAGAAAAATAAATCATAATCCATAGTTAATGAATTACGTTCTATCTCACAAGACCTGTAAGCATCTGTATCATCATTTTTTTTTTCGCTTCGTCCATTATTTCGCTGTTTGTCCCAGCTGATTCCATGTAGGCTTCGATGATTTCATTTAAGTCTGTAGGCCTGATGCTCAGTGCCAGCGCTCTCGCTTCTTCAATTGTAAAATCCTCATGATTAGCTTTAATCCCACCATAAAGAACCAGGCTCCCAAACTCCACAATGGATAACTTCTCTTTTCCAGGCTTCATAAGCTTTTCCTGCATATAACCGACCGCAAGCATATTAAACGTAGCTTTAAATTCCCGGTCCTTGAAGTCTATTATGATTTCGTCAGCCGGGAGTGCTGTAATTTTCTTTGCCATGTCTTACCTCCTATGGTGTTTCTGGTTTTTTAGGATATGTGACCGGACCGGACGCAAAAAAAGCAGTCGCCTGGGCTGCTGTGTAATCTGTATTTGCCGTGTCTCCGAAAAATCTGATCTGACTATCTGATTCACGGGGAATAAAATTAATCGTTGTGGAATCAGTTGAGAAATTAAGATTGTCTGTTGACTGCTGAATAGTCTGATTTCCTGGCTGTGCTTTGCCTTTGAGTAACCAAACCTGCTCTTTTGTTCCGCCAAGCTGCTCAACTTCATATCCGACGGCAATGTCCGGCGGCTGATCTCCTGCTTTTTCAATGACTATACCATCAACTATAGTATTGCCCATAATCTCCGCCCTGGTCTCTGCAAAGACTTTATTTGTATCTACTGCTACCGCAATGCCTTTGAGCATTCCCACATCTTCCTCTTTGTTTCCATCTCCGTACAAAGTACCTGTTGCAACCTGTGGGGTAAGCTGTATCTGCATGGCCTTTCCAAATGGTTTCACTGGTCCGTATGTAGTCCCTTCTGCTGTGTCAGTAAGCAATAAGCAGTAAACAAGTCTAGCTACGTTAATTCGATTCGACTTTTTAGACGACATCTGTATCCTCCTTTACATGTTTAAAATTCAAATTACCGCGCCACATTTTCCCGTTCGTATCATATGAAAAAGTGACGTTTGGGAAAGTGTTATATTTTATATTTATAAAAGCCTTTTTCAAGAGACCCGTTTTATTAATTACGTCCTGTCTACCTTTTCCCCATATATCAATCTCATAAGTTTCGGATTCCTCTGTTACTTCACCATTACCGGATAACTCCGATTCTTCGAAAGATTGATACCATGTTGCACAAGGTGCCATAATTGGTTTTGATAAATCAATTACAGGAATGTTTAGTGTAGTTTTTATGATCTGCTCTATATCCACTACTGCACCACCTTTTTCATTAAGTCATGAATGGCTGATTCAATGTCACCCTCTGAGGCCTGTAACGCTCGATCCATGAACTTGGTGCCTGGAACAAAGGTTTTCCCATCTCTCGCAATATGACCATCATTCAACTGCAGCCATTTATATCCAGTGTACTTCCCACCTTTTACGCTGACGTAAAGATTCCCCTCTTTGTTTTTCCTTACGTTGAATTTCACATCATCTTTAACATGCACATAAGGGCGGGTACCGTCATAGTTGCGTGGTTCAGATTTAAGCCTTGCTTCAATGTCTGAGTTGTGCAAGTATCGAACCACATTCTTCTTGATTGCCGGTCCGATCTTGCTTAGTACCTTTCGTTCTTCGGCCTGCAGCTCCTTCGGCAAATCTCTAAGCATCTGATCAATAGCTGAAATCTGGTCTTTGTATTCAAGAGTAGTCCTCATATAAATTACCCCACTGTCATAGACAAGGTAGATTCGTCTTTTTGATATGTTCTCAAAATGTTATATCTGGCTCCTTTATATATGACCTGGTGCGGATTTGTAAGAACTTCATCTTCAAGTACAGAAGCATTCTCATAATCCTCAGGGTCTATTTCCAGGGTCAGTTTAGGAGATAGCCCCACGGCATATGCTTGGTAGAATTCGCTCCTGGTGCAAGATGCTTTTTCGCAAAATATTTCATGCTCTGTCTGATCCACTTCGCTACCATCTGCCGTGAGTGTGACCAGCGTGCATATATCATTCCTCATGGGGTTATCTCCTCTCCTGTGTATTCGCTTGCAAGTGACATGGCTATCTTTGCAGCATTGTAGGCCTGCTGGTATCTATCGGCCTCTCCGTTATAGTTCATCTGCCACCTTAGATAAAGCCTTAGAACAGCTAAAGAAAGCATATCCTCGGCTGGTATGGTCTTTACTCCTCCCATACTTAAATCCGTAAGATATGCTTCTTTTAGCATCTCTAATTCATCATCTAATTTACTGTGGCTGATTCTTACCATGCTGCGCATTTGCTCTTTCGTAACGTCGATGGTAATCATGTATAAGCACCCCTCTTTACGATTTTTTAGGAGGTTTTTCTACTTCATCAACCAGTTCAACAAGTTTCCCATAACGGGTGGAGTTTAATTCTTCCACCCGTTCGAGCGTTGCCGCAAACACGGTACCGACTTCTCTTATTTTCTTTGCTTTTATATCCCTGAACTCAATTAATGCTCTAACATTCATGCTTTACCTCCTATGCAGCAGGTTTATTTCTGATTAAAGCAAACGCCTTAGTGTCAAGCACCCCACCATCAACAATGGTATAAGATGCGTAATCCACCTTTCTTAACTTTACATGCTCCTCAGTTGCAACCGACATAGGCTCGTTTGTATTCATCACGTATCCCTGCAATGGAGTACCGATGATAACCGAACCTTCTGTCACTCCAGCATCCGGTTTTACCACCATGCCAAACATTCTTCCGACTCCGCCAGATGTAACATCTGGAATAAACATGGGTCTTCCCTGTCCGTCAACCAAATTCGCAAGCTGATTCCAAATTGTTGCATTTGATGCATAAATAGCAGCGGAAGCCAAATAAGAAGAATGAATTTTACCAATGGCAGTGGTAAACATTGTATAGCTTAATGGAATAGGGGTTGTTGCTTCTGGGTCATACTCAACCACCTGAGGTGTTCCTGATTCAGCAAGCAGCGCGGTCTCTACGCCCTCTGGTTCTCTTGGTGTAGCCGTTGGCCCCTTGCCTTTTGCAACGGCCGTCCCTAATGCCACCCCTACTCTTTCTCCTAATTCATTTTGGATAAATGGAATGAATTCTTCAACTGCCATGCTTCTCAATTTCCATGTAATAGTTATCGCTTTTGCAAGTTCACAGCCACTTAATGTAAGCTCTGCAAAAGTATTCTGCTCGTCTGCTGTTGCGGTATCCTCGTCATAAAACGCAGCGTCACCAGCGGCAATGCCAGTATGCTTTTTGATTGTCAGAGTGCCTTTTACATTGAACTTTTTAACATCTGCGAGTAGCGGATACATCTCTGTAGCCCTTTTCCAAATGCCGGCTGCAACCGTTTCCGGAATCAAAATTGCCGTATTGCTTGTGTCGTGTGTATAAGCATTACTAAACTCGGTGTTGACCTTATCATATACTTTCTGTTCCGCGCTATCCAGCGGCTTACCCTGCATTGTTTTGGCCCAAGCATTTTCGTACAGCTTCTTTTCATCTGCTTTTACATCTTTCTTCACTTCTTCCATTGTCACGCTGTCAACCATTCTTGTTTCCCGAGGGTTTACACTCACATTTTCCATATCAATCCCCTTTGTCTTATCCCTTAACGCTTCCACATTTGCATTAAGAAGTTTCGATTCTTCCCACTGGTTATCCAGCGCTTCAACTTCCTTTACTTTTGCTTTTGCATCTTCGAACTTTCCGTCTTTTGTGAGCTGTTCACTTTCGTTAAGAAGTGCTTCTCTCATTGCCAAATATTTTTCTTTTTCCATGTTATTTACCTCTCTTTTAATCTAAGATTTTTAATTTTTTGCATTAAAAAAGCAGCATCACCTTGTTTAGTGTCCTGCTCATTAATCATTTTTTTAATTTGATCCATTTTGTCTTGACTTGGAAGAGTGAAGTTTCCTGCCACAAACTGTGTGTTAAAAGCATTCTCTTCTTCAAACATGATCCCATCAATCAGCCCTTTTTCCAAAGCCTGGTTTGCTGTTAGCCATGTTTCCTTTTCCATCATCAGTAAAGCCTCTTCTTTGCTCATTCCGGATTTTATGACATAAGCATTTGCAAGTGCGTCATCTGCTGTTCTTAAAATTTCTGCTGTTTTTTCAAAATCCGAATGGTTACCTTGTGTCCCTGTTGATACACAATGCACCATCATCAACGCTGTTGGTGCCATTTTGCAACTTCTTGCCATTGCTATAATGCTTGCCGCGCTACACGCCTCACCGACTATGTACATTTTAACTTCGCCTTTGTGCGATCTCAGCATTGTGTATATCTCGCTACCAACGTCAATCACTCCGCCAGGGCTATTAATGTAAACTTCCAGAGGTTCATCAGCTGCACCTCCCAAAACGTTATATATGTCTTTTGGAGTGGTGGAATCCATTTCCAGATAATCGTAATACCATTTGTAATCATTTGGAATTATCGCGCCTTTGATGTCGATTCTTTTCACTATTCTCACCTACTTTCTATTCGGTTGTCGGCCTTGTATCCAATCTTCTCACGTATACGTCTCCGCCAGGTATTGGCGCTCTATTGAGAACCTCTCTAAACTCATTAACATTTAAAGCCCCACGGTCTATGCAACCCATTAGACTTAGTTTTGTTTGCATACTCGCGAATGATAGATTTGAACTTTCAAACAAAATTTTATTTCCAAATCCTCTTTCTCTTCTGGAAAATAATTTTCTTGTAAACTCACCGGACAATTGCATTACCACTGGTTCAATATTAGATTCGTAGTAAGATATCCATTCATCTTCGCTATACTTTGCCTGCACAATCTTTTCGTTTGTATTAAAGAACGAATATATTCGTTGTACCGTTCTATCCATTTGAGTTGCATTTGGTACGAAATCTTTTGGCTCGATTTGCTTTGCGTCCATTTTGGCATCAGTAGCAGCAGCCCCCACCGTTTCAGACGTTTCGGTGTTAAGGAAGCTATCAACAAAATCCTTGGTTTGTTTCTTAATGTCTTCCGGCCTTATAGTCTGGTTAAACTTCAGCAGCCATCTAATGATATTGGAATTTTTTATTGCCTTTACAATTCCCTGGTCGGTAGTAACAACAATATCCATCAGCGGCGTTAGTGCTGCCGCCGGATTATCTCCGAATATGTCATTGCTATTAAAATCCTTTCGCAGATGTATAACGTCAGTGTACTTAAAAGTGAATAGTTTCCCTTTGTTAGTTGTAAACTTCAAATACAGTTCCAATTGATCGTCTTGTATCGCGTCGCAGCTTGATGCAATAATAGGATAAATCGCAGAAGGATATCCATTTGAATCTCTTTGTATGTACGCGAACGCATTGTTTGTAAGTTCCAATTGTACCGCCATTTTTTCTTGAAGCATTTGCCCTGTCATGTACGGGTTGGGTTCTTCCAAGAGAAATTTCATGTAAATTTCTGGGTTTACCTTCAAATCTTTTGACCCATCTTCTTTTAAAGTCTCTCGGATATGTTTCCCTACGATTTTACCGATCGCCTGTGCTTTAGGTCTTATTGCTGACCTCACGATATCGCTGTGATACATCTTACCGTTGTAAGAATAAAATCCGTCTCCCATATCAGTAACCAGTTTGTATTGTGATACGGTGACAGTCTTGTTTTTTAACTTGTCAAATATACTCATATTTCACCTCCTACTATATCAAATTCATGTAGTTTTCATAATTGCGTTCTAAGCATATATAAGCATCAAGCAATGATGCCACACCATCTATGCGTCGTCTTGCATTGCTTGTTTTGCACAACGCAATATTATCGTTGCGATCTACTTGGATAGCTGCATTTGATAGGCACCACTTTAAAACTGGATTGTTGTCATAAATAATCTGTTTGGCAGTTAAGTCAGCAGCAAAAGTTTTCATTGGGCTCGACATCGTCCTTGCTCCCTGTATAACCGGCTCTGTAGATTCTTTTCCAAAAAGCTGCTGCAATTCGTCAGTTATGTATTTGCTGTTCCATGAGTCATATCCAATTTTATAAATATAAACATCTAAACTGTTCTGTACATCTACAAACCAATTTGTAACGTCTTTATAATCTATTTTGTTGCCATCACTCAAACGCAGGAAACCTCTTTCCAGCCATTTATCGTAAGGTATCTTATCCTCTTTGATTCGTGTTTCGAACAAATCCGCCGGCAGCCAATACATTTGTTTTACATATAGCTTTTCGTTCCCGGTAACTTTAAAGATCACCGTTGCACATGTAAGGTCCGTTGTACTTGATAAATCTAATCCTCCGATACCATAACGCGGTTTTAACTCTTTTAGATCATAAGTTTCTGTATTATTTAACTGCTCATAGGACAGCCAACTTTCGCTTGATGTCTCGCGAATATTAAACTCTTTACATAGCACATTTTTTCGCATTACCGGATTCTGAATAGCTTTTTCAACTTTTTCTCTGAGGTACGTGTAGCTTTTGCTTACTCCAAGGTTCGGATTCGCCTTTCCCCAGCAGCTTTCGTCCTTATATTCCTCCCTGTTGTCCAGTTCGTAGATTAAAGGAAGCGTTCTTTCGTCTTTGTATCCGTCAGGCTCGTCATATCCATTTATGATGAGATCACATTCATCATAAATTTCATCGTATATATCTTCTCTGATAGTTCCAGCTGTTGATGTCATGAAAAGCATAGGCTGTTCTCTAGCTGAAACACCATCAGCAATTATGTTATACAGAGGCCTTCCGTTTTTCCATTGATGCCACTCGTCAAACAATGCTCCATGCACATTCAGACCGTCCATTGTGTCCGCATCACTGGCAAGTGCTTTAAAAACAGAATCACGCTCATCATACCTTAGTTCGTTTATTGTGCTTTTGACTCTTTTGGCAAGCGCAGGAGATTTATTTCTCATTCTCTTAGCTTCTTCCCAAATAATCTTTGCCTGATCCTTTTTGGTTGCAACGGAGTATATTTCTGCTCCCGGTTCTCCGTCCGCGCATAATAAATAAAGCCCTTCGCCACTACTGACGAAAGACTTCCCATTTTTCTTTCCAACTATTAAGATGCATCTTGTATATTCTCTTATGCCCTCAATGTTAATAAAGCCATATTGGGCGCTAAGCATTGCCTTTTCCCATAATTCAAGTTTGACTGGTTTACCTCCCAGTTTTCCCTTGCTATGTCTTAGGTATCGCTCAAAAAATGTAATTATATGCTCCCCTCTAACAGGAGAGTAATAATACTCATCTTCATGCAATACCTTATCGGCCAAATGCTTATATACCTTGTAGATCTTGTTTCCAACAATTATATCTCCGCTTTCAATTCTGGCATTGTACTGCAGAATATGATTGTTGTCTATTGTTTGACGCTGGATCATGCATAATCACGCCCATTCGTAAAGTTATCAAATCCATCGTCCTCAGGTTTATTTTCCTTTTTTGGTATCAGGTCTGTGAGTTGCTTGTAAACCAAGCAATATCTTTGAATTGTAGTATTATAACTTTTCAGTGCCGGATTCTCGCGCATAAATTTTTGTTTCCCTTGCTCAAACTTTTCCACGGTTCCGGTTTCTTTAATGTTTTCTTTCAGTTCGTCAAGAGTTTCAGTAATAAAATAGATTTCTTTTATTAAATCATCGGCTATTATCCGTCTATCTTCTGGTATGAGTTCGTATATCGCTTTAAGTTTTCCAATGTCCTGCTGAATGTTTTTATCTCTCGCCATTTATACCCTCCTTTCTATCCCCCCCTCATGCGATTTTATGGCGCGCACTTTTTGAATG